AAACCACTAAACATGTTAGCGATAACAGCAGCATCAAAAGAATCTTTCAATGCATAAGCAGCAGAACTAGAAGCTACTTCTTTGAAGTTGACGTGTGACATTTTAGTTTCAATATCATCTACGATGAATTTGAAAGCTTTAGCACTATCAACAACCAAAGTAAGTTCTTGGTCTGTTAGTTTTGTTGGCGTAGTATCACTACCTCTGGTATAATCAGAGACAGAGATTACGGGTTCTTTAATGATTTTAACTGAGTCTCCATAAGCAGAAATCTCACCGGCATAGTCGGTGTTAGTAATAGCTTCTACAACCGAAGACTTTCTGAAAAAGTTTAAAACCTTTTTAGAATAAATCGAAGGTAGGAAGAAACTATTAGCCTGTCCACTTACAGAGTTACCAAAGTTAGCACCAGTATCGGGGGTTGGTTCAAAATATTGAGCCATGATACATTCTCCTAAGTTATAAAGTTAATAATTATGATTTTGCAATTCTGCCTTGTTGCATGGCTTCACTTATCTCGGCTTCGTGCCGATCAAATTCATCCATAGACATAGCTGCAATCTCCTTTTCTGTCCAAATTTTCGTTTGCTGTGGTTCAACCGTTGTTGTTTTAGTTGAGACCATATCAGCAGCAGACTTCTTGGACTTTTGAGAATTTGACTTCTTCTGTACAGTATCTATACCAATATCACGTTTAAATAAATCTAAAGCTCTTGAAGCTAGATCAGCATCGTCAGCATTGTTGTATACCCAATCTTGGATAGACTTAGGCTGTTCTTTTGCCCAACCGTGAAAATCATCACTATTGCGAATATCTTCAAAGTCAGGATGCTTATCCATCAATCGCTTTTCAGCATCTTTACGAATCAATTCTTGCTCACGTTGTTGCAGTCTTTCAAGTTTCTCTTTCAAGTCTTTAGATTTCTCTTCAGCTTGAAGGTGAGAAACAGTTTCTACAACTTCGTAGACATCAGGATACTCTTGTCTAAACTTTTCAAGTTCTTCTGGAGATTTAGGAGCTTTATACTGAGGTCTGTTTTCAGCAGCCTTTTCTAATAACTCTTGTTCTCTAGACTTAAATTCATTTAGTTTAGAGTCATAATGCTTTTTCAAGTCATCGTAACGTTTCTTGTAGTCTGGTCGCTTGTAAGGTTCATCCCTAGTTGCTTCCTGTTCTACAGGTTCTTCAGATACAGCTTCTACTTTTTTTGATTTAGCTTTAGGCTTTTCAAAATAAAGACCATTAGCATCTTCAAAGTTTTCTTCTATATCCGTGTGCCAAGATTTTTTTTGGTTGTAAGGATTGGCATTTTCCTCATGTACTTCAGTAGTCATATTCTTCTCCTACGGGGGCTTTCATTTAACAAGGTAGCTGCGGGTGTCGACTGTGCAGGGCTTGTCTTGTAAAGGTAGCCTTTCGGTTTAAAAATGATAGGGTGCTTATGACATAAGGTAGCCCTACCGTTAAGTTTGTTTAGCCTAAGTTTCTGCTCCCTCTAAGCATAGACTTTTTGACTTCTTCGTCTACTAAGTCGTTGACTTCTTGCTGTGAAGCTTCGGCACCAACGGTTGTTTTAGTAACACGAATGTCTTGTTGACTTGCAGGTTGTTCAACCGGCATTACAACAGTCTCTTCTTCTTCAGGTTGTCCACCTTCAGCTAAACCTTGTCTTTCATCTGCTTTCATTTCTGCATCTTTCATCATTGCCATTAAGTTGTCGGCTCCGATTTCTTCTACAGCTTTAGCAGTAAAGACAAATTCTCCATCAGATAACCTTGCGGGTATGCTGTCAGAGACTCCTGAACCCGGACCTTCAACAGGACCAGACCCAGCAAATTCTTGTGCAACGTCTATGACTTTATCGAATATTTCGCTAAGTCTGTCGTTGTCTTGTAATTCTGACATTAGATATTCTTCTTCTTCGTTATCTAATGCTTCATCTAAAATAAAATCTAAGTATTCATCTTCCATCTCATCGTCTGGAAGCATCTCCTTTTCAGGCATCATATCTTCTTCAGGCTGTTCCATCATAGGTTCTTCGACCATAGGCTCATCCATCATAGGTTCTTCCATCATAGGTTCTTCGACCATAGACTCTTCTTTCATTACCATATCGTCTGCTAGTAGTGAACCACCTTCAGCTCTGATAATTCTATTATCATCTTTAGGTATAACAGGAGTTTCACCTCGTAGTTTATTAAGTTCAAACTCTAATCCATC